CTCTAAATGCACTTTTCCATGTGTTAAAAGGATCTGTGTTAAATGCAGTAATATTACTAATTCTTTCCATTTTCTTAAACTTAGTGCTGATACTTGTTGTCATATCTACACGATTTACATCTAATTGTCTTGTTAATTCTGTAGGCAGTAACTTGACTCCGCCATACCCATATTCTAAATCGTTTATTGGGTTGATACTTCGCCAAACATGTACAGCATCTTTTTCAGATAATGGTACTTCATAATCAAATCTAAAACTATCAAGAACTTCAGCATCACCGTCTATTATCCACATCATATCTGTTTCACAAATTTCAGCGGCCGCTTTGTGTGCATTAGGAATGCCTTTTACACCATGAATACGTTTTAAGTTAGGATACTTGTCTTTTAACCTAGCATAATTTTCATTTGCATTAGGTTCATTGTACGTAATCATAAACATATCATAATTTTTTTCTTTTATTTTTGTATTTGCAATAAATGGATGTCTAATACGTGGCGGATTTTGATAGACTTTTTTAAAAAATTTACTTTGTTCTTCGTCAAATGGTGTTTTTGCAATAGGCATTTCTAGGTGTTTAATAATTTCATTTCCATAAAACCAAATTAGTTCATCACGTTCTTTATCATTTGTAATTGCTTTTATCTGTTTTTCATATAGGCTGTTTAAATATTCAAAATCCCGAACGTTTACATAATTCCAATCTGTAAGCATTGTCATATATGCACCTTGTCTTGCTCCAAGCACAGCCCAAAGTCCGTTTTTAACATCTGCTCCTATCATAGTCCATACATATTGTCTGTGTCTATTTTTCCAATGCACACCTTTAAAATCTTCTAGAGATGGTTTAACTCCTTCAACTAAACACATTTTTACACCTTCTCTAAATCCTGCTCTCCAGGCTTGATGGGGAGTAAAATTATTTTCTACAGTACTCATACATTCACTCATCTGAATATATTCTAAATCCCAACAGAAATCTAACTGGGCACCTATGTTATCTGGATCCGCATTTTCATGTGTTTTCATTTCTAATACAGTTTGTCTATCCCAACATTTAATACCGCCATTTCCATACATTAATCCGTTTATTACATTGTAACCTGTCCAACTTATCACATTTCTTTTTAGGTCAACTCCTGGAACAAAGTTAACAGTTTGATTAATAAATTCTGGTTGAACAATATTATCACCGTCGACTGTAATAAATCTTTCAGTTTCACAAATTTTAGCACAGGCTTTGTGTGAGGCATCACTGCCTTCAACTCCGTGGATACGTTTTGCCCAAGGAACTTTTGTCAATATATCTGCATAATTTTTTTCAGCGTTAGGTTCATCATAACTTAGATAAACTACATCGCAATCTGCAACATTTAATTTCATTTCATTACCACATGTATAAATTCTAAATCTGAACTAGACATGAATATGTCCACTTGCTCAGAAGTTTTAATATTTAAACTAGGAACACTGTTATCAATAAACTTTTCGACTGAGATTTGACATGTTTCTAAAAGTTTCCTTGCATCATTTTTTTCTGTTAAGTATAAAATTCTATCTCTAGCAAAAAGATTTGGATTTGTGATTAAATATTTCATATAGTCATCTGTAAATTTTCCATATGCATACCATCTTTCGTTATCTTGTACAATCTGAAATATGTTCATAGAGTCTTGTAACTTAAAAAACTTTTTTAAAGGTATTACATTTTCATTTGCAACTTCTTCGACAAATTCCTTGCCCTTTTTTATAATTTGATACTTTTTATTTTCATTGATAACAATATAATTGTTTATATCTTCTTCTACATTTACAAATTTAGAATATAATTCTCTTGATATTTCAACATGAGTACTAGTTGGATCAGGATTGTTAGAAATACCTGTAACTTTTCCTGTTTTCATATCAAAAATTGCACAAAAAATCATGTTTCTAATGCCTCTATAATTTTTTCGTCTAAAAATTCATCTTCAGTATAATGAAAAACATTATTCTGCAAATAATTTCCTATGTAAAGTTGTTTGCTTTTGTTAATTTGCCAATTTAAAACATTTGTCCATTTTAACGGCACATTTGCCCATCCCTGAATATGGGGTTTCATATGGACAAAGGTAATAAAATTATTTTTATCAGTAATTTCTTTTTCTATACCTAATATTTTACAACAAATAGAACAGCTAACATCCATACTGTACCATTTTTGTTTGTATACCGGTGCATATTCACTGTAAAATTTTTCCCAATTATGAGTTACTACTTCTAACAAATTAAAAAATGTTTTTGAAAATTTATTTTTTTTAAAATAAAAAATACCACAGTAAATATTTGGTAGATTATTTGCTTGAAATGTTTTTCTGTAATAATTGTTTTTTATTTTTTCATTTCTATAGGTGGTTACATCGGATACAAAAAACAAATTATAATTTTTTAGATATTTCCACCAATTAGAAATATCTCCAGTCATAATCATATCTACATCCATAACAATAGTTTGATTATATGGAGTTAAATCATAAAGTTTGTATCTATTTTCTAATTTCCAATCGCTATCTTTTGCTTCATCATTCTCAATTGGTATTATTTTATCAAACAAAACTTGATACTTCTTTGGTATTTTATCATTTGTAATAATAGATACCGATTGGTTTTTTGAATATTTGTGTATGCTTACTGCTAATAGACATGCTTGTTTTACATAATCTGTCGTATCGTTATTTTGGGCTATTAAACAGAATCCTTTACTCATTGCATTACCTTGTCAATGTGTTCATTTAGATCAAATTTGTTCATCATATGGATATTTTGATTGTTAATACCACATGCTGTTTGATTTTCAAGAAAGAATTGAAAAGAATTTTCATTTCCCTTGTATAACTTATCTCTATCAGTGGTATAATAATGTGTGCCCGGTAAATCTACTTGTGGATTAGACATTATATGCAATGCTATAGAAAATGCAAAGTCATTTCTGTAGTTATTACCTATAATTTGATACTGTAATCTATAAAAATTCCAATTTTCCTGTATATGTTTAATCAAGTCAAACAGTATTTTACTGCTTTTATTTGCTTTGGAAAAGTAAAACACTGTAGCCCAAAGCATTGGGATTGAATAATCACTCACTCGTAATAGAGTCTTATCGTCCCTTTCGCTACATAAATCAATAAAATCTTTTGTAATTTTAATTTTATTATCATTAAAGCAATTTAGTAGACTATCATTACTTACAATGTAATCAGTATCCATTACTAAAGTTTTTTCATAAGGTGTAAGATCATAAGCATTAGGTCTGCTGTGGTTATTCCAAGTTAATTTTTTGTATTGTGGTCCATTATAGAACTTTTTAGTCTGCTCTGTCGATGTTTTATCATCAATTATACTATCGAAAACATCTACATGTTTTTTGTATTGCCTTTGTAGATAACTTTTTGAATCGGTAACAAGTGATACCGGTAAGTTTAAAAACTTTTTTACGTTTTTAGCACAAAAAATAGCGTGTTTAGCATAGTCAATATGAGAATTATTGTATGCAAAAAGTAGTATTCCGGAAGTCATTATGCAATCAAATCCTCAACTTTCCTTTTAGATTTGATTTTTGAATATTCTTCGTAATACTCTGTTGTTGCTTTTTGGTGTTTAATCCTAATGTCTAATAAAAATTTTCGTGTATCTACTTTCACTGGTAAATTATTATCATCTATTAGAACATAACTGTCATACTTTACCGCTTCTAGGAAAGAAATTAAGTCGGTAGTAATTGTAAATTTGCCGCCATTAAAGTAATACACTAAGTTTTGTTGATAGTTTTCCCATAACAATCTTTTTTGATTGTTTAGGGTAGTCATGTAATTACTAAATTCTAGTGCTTTATCTAATCTTGAATCCATAATATATCTCCAATATGACTATAGTATATACTAAAACAGCCTATTTGTCAAGTTATATATGGATTAAACTAGTTCTGATGTGTTTGAATATGATGGGGTTGTAACTTCAACATTAGATCCTGTTGCTCTTAATTGTTGAATTGTGCTTGTAATTGTACCAGTGACGTCTTCATCTTCTGCAGGTCCCGGCTCGACGCCGGCTTGCTGATCGCCTGCGTCATTATCTTCAAATCTTACTGTAAATTGTAAAACTTTATCTTGACTATCTACTGTAGAAAATCTAGCTTGAATCTCGTATTCATTTTCTGCATAATTACCAGATCCAGCTTTAGTAAAAATAGTTTGATATGTTGCTGTTAAATCTGAATTTCCTATTGTGGTAGTTGTACCTGTACCTGTGCAAGTAGTATCTGTTCTACCAAATTTAATTGTACCCATGTTTGACAACATATTAGTCCAATCTGTGTTTTTTGAATAAGTTGATCCTCCTGTTCTACTAGCAGAGAATCTTATTTCTCCACCTGCATTGAAAAAGAATCTACGTTGATTTTCGTCTGCAAAAGTAACATCAAAATTATGTGTTATTATTCCGTTCCATGCAGTTGTTCTACTACTACTTTCTGCCGATTCTACGCTGGAATTTCCACTGTCTAACAACAGTTTATTTGTTTCAATCAAAGCTACTGCTGTTTCATAATCATTAAATCCGCCGTCTGTAGATGTAAGCGTAGCTGTATCGTCTCCAGTAGCATCAGCACCTATTATCTTTCCAGTTGCGATAGCATCTAGAGAACTAGCTGATCCGGACTGATGATTATTTGCTTTGTCAATATCGGTCTTTAAATTTATCATATCAGTAGCTTGTACTATGTCAGTCACAGCTACTTGAGCACTAGCTAGTGTTTGTCCGTAACCAGAGTCTCCTGACCCTGTTCCCATGATATTCGAAACTCTGCTTTGTAATGAGTTAAACTCTGCCGCTGTAATGTTATCGCCGGTTGCTACTGCCATATTCTTATCCTTTAAGTACTACTTTTATTTAGCAATAATTAGACAGCTATTTCAACCATTTTGAGTCCGGCATCATCACTGTCTTCTAAACTTTTACCTACGACACATAATGAATTTGGCATAGCACTATCTTCTTTTAATCCTGTTGCTGTGCCAGGAGTAGTTCCTGTTACAAGTATATCACCTTTTTTAACTGGTCCTTCTACTTTACAAGGGACTCTTCCTTTAAGTGCAATAGCTACTCCGTCTATCTCACTGTTCATTAAATGTGCAGGCTCTGTGGACACTACTCCTGCAAGTCTAGTATCGCAAAATGTAGCTGATTCTGTTACTTCTGCTTCACCGCCAAATACCAATACAGTACCCGGCTCATAATCTTTGTCAGCTCTATATTTTTCAGCTAAGTCAGCATATTGAGCTGAAGTTGCAGTACCAAATAATTTTCCTGCAAAAATGTCTCCATTTCCGTCTCTAACAACAAGAGTGTTTGCTGCCTGGGCTACACTACCGCTTCTATTATTTCCGCCTACGTCTAATGCTGTCGCTACAGTTGCAGTACCATTAAATGTATTTGCATATATTGTTGAAAACTTGTTAGATGCTCCGCCAATGTCAACTGTTTCATTTCCTGAATATGCTGTTAGATTATTATAGCCAGGCATAATTGCACCAGCTGTAAATCTTACAGGCATTTTCTGTGCTGAACTTGAATTATTTACTTGTATAAAAATTTCTTGGCCCTGCTCATTTGCAATTAGGCCTTTATCATCACTTACAATTTTGATTTTTAAATCATTAGAATCACCTATTGATACACCACTGTCGGCAAATTCAACAAGACTAGAAAAATTAGCATTTGCAGTCTGCACATAGTTAGAAGCCGCAACGCCTCCTAATTTATCCGCATTAGAAGCAGTACCATAAAATCTGTGGCTACTTGTAGTTGCTCCGCCACTTGCATTCTGTGTATTCTTTAGTGTAATACCTTGTCGTACAACATCAAAACCTGGATATGCAGAAGCATCTGTTGTGCCAATAGTAAACTGAACTGAACTAATTATATGTACTACTTCATCAGCAATTACTGATACAATTACAGCTCTATTAGTATCTGTATCATCTCTAATAACTCTACTTTGGAACTGTGTAACGGAATCCCCAACACCTTGTGGACCAACTAAGACAAATGTTGAACCATTGTAAGCGTATAACTGTTCATTGGTAGTATCCCACCAAAAATCTCCAGTGGACAAACCGGCTGGGGTTGTGCCGGATACTTCTGCTCCACCTGTAGTTCTCCATTTAGTTCCGTCATAAAATTTTAATTTACTATTACCGCTGTCAAACCAAACTTGACCGCTAAGTGCTTTAGGTGGCTGATTTGCACCTGAAAAATTCTCTAATAAGAATATAAAATTCTCGTTTTGTATTTCACCATAGCCAGCGTAGTTTTTACCTACTAACTTTAAATCCGTAGTTTGATCAATAGTGCCATCTTCTACTACTGCTAACTGGGTGGTATTATATCTATTAATTGTATACGCCATTTTTTACCCCTGTTTATAAGTATATTTATCGCAAACTAATTAAATTGACGATCTACTAATAAACGTCCAATTGCCTCCTTGTTGCTGATATGTATATAAAAATCTTGTTGCTGTCAAATTAGCAACACCACTTGCTGTATTACTAGCTTGTATATCTTGTATAACACTTTCTGATCCTGAATCAGCCGCGTCACGTACAGATATAACTGATTTTTCCAAAACTCCACTTGAATCAGGTGACTGACTTACAGTAATATTAATACCACTTACTACTGTATTACTATAAGACACAGTTACAATCTTTGCAAATGTGTTAACTTGCACTTGTCCTGATGGTTTAAGTGCTTGTAACAACGCTCCAATGCTATTTGTAGGTCCGTTACTTGTGTTAATATCATTAGGATCTGTTAAACCTGTAATGTCTAATGATAACAGAATATCTTGCGATGTAAGTTGGGTATCAACATAATTTTTAGTTGCAGCGTCTTGTGCTGATCCTGGATCAGCAACACCAGTAATCTTTTGACTATCAATTGTAATATCGCCGCCTGCCGTGATAGACAAACCTGTTCCGTTAATTCTACTTATAGTGCTTGAATCTATGCTTATATTATCAACTGTTAATTCTGTAAGGGTACCAACTCTAGTTACTCCAGTTGCTAATGTGACTGTAGCTCCTAGTTCTGTTTTGCTTAAAACATCTGTGCCGTCAAATTTTAAGTTTGCAACTGGATTTTCTGGTGTACTTATTAAATTTAAATCTTGGTTGCTTGTCCAAGACTTTGTTGCGTTACTCCATGTAAAATCTTTAGATCCTTGTGAACTTCTAAGTATTATTCCGCCTTCATCTATTGCGGCATCGTTACCTTCGGTGCTATCGTCTAGTAATCCTAATTCTATATTTTTATCTTCAACTCTTAAAGTTGAAGCATTTATAAATGTGCTATCACCTTTAACAAGTAAACTACCTTGTACAGTAACATCTCCATTTACATCTAGTGTAGCAGTCGGTTGTGCTTTAAAAATACCTACTCTTGATACATCCGCATCAATGTATACAGCATTTAAAAAGCTACTACCAGTCCTAACTCTTAATGCTAAATCAGCATTACTTTGTTGTGTTTCTAAAGTAGTAGTGCTTCCTGCAATTTTTAAAATACCAAATTCAGTATCACCAACACCCACACTTAAACCTGCACTGTTTTTAATTCTTAAACTTCCGGTTGTAACACCATTTGCATCTGTGGGTAAAAAGTTAGCCGCTGATTTAGTATTTCCTGTATCATCAAGTAAACCTTTAGCAGATGTTGCAACACCTCTCCACCAAAATCCTGAAGTGCTTGTTTCTTGATCTAAGTTTGCAATATTAAAACCTTTGTAAAGTCTTTGTCTTTTTGGTGTAAATGTATCATTAGGATCTGCACTGAAACCTGGTATACTAAATGCTGTTGGAATAATAAATGATTCAGGTGAAAAGACACCAAACAATGTACCGCCTATAAATAATTTTAGAATTGTACGTTGAACATCAGTTGTATCTAATTGAGAAGCAGTTTCAAATCCTGTCTTTCCTTGCCCTGCATCATAAGTAGGCCCAACTAAAACTAAATCAGTTCCGTCAAACAAATAAAGTTTATTTGCTAGACTATCAATCCAAATATCACCTGCTGTCAAATTACTTGGTTGCGAACTACTTACAAAAGATCCTGATGATGATCTAAAAATTGTACCGTCATACACTTTAAGTTTTTGATCTTGTTTATCATACCATAATTGTCCAACCATTGGATTTGTAGGTTGAGAAGTACTAGCAAAATTTTCTAAAAGTTTTACGAGATTTTCGTTAAAGTATTCTCCAAATCCTTTGTAATTTTTGCCAATAAGAGTTATATCAGTAGTAGTGGTATCTATAATACCATCTGTTAAGTCTACTAACAGTTCGCCATCAGTTCTATTAATTCTATAACTCATTTACACTCCCGCATATATTATAAAGTTAAGAGCCATATATGGATTCATTACATTCATTGCTTGTCCTAATGCTTGTTGTGTTTCTATTCCACCACTATTAGGTAATGCTTGTCCTGCTCCTACACCAGTTGGTGCATCAAATATAATTGCTTCATTATCATTAGGTGTACCAGATACATCTCTTGTAATATAATATTGATCGCCACTATCACCTCTAAGATCATGTTTGTGTTCTGGTAAATTATTTACTTGGATATTAACATCTTCACTACCGCCTTTAGCACCTAACACGTCTGCGGCCAAGTCGGTTACATTATCTGCTCCTGTACCGCCCATGTCATCTTTGCCAAGAGGAAATCTGCCTCTTAAATCTGGTACGCAGAAATATCCTGCTGTAGGATTAGCATTATAGGTATATCCAATAACATCAAATAATCGTGTGTATGTAGCAATAGCAAGTTCTTGTCCATAACATAATACCCACCCTAAAGGTGCGGCTGTACCTGCATAAGGTGTAACAACTCCTACTGGTGTTACAGGTACCGCGGCTAATAAGTTTTGTCTGTTTATTTTTTTAAGTCCAGTGTCACCGGTTATTCTATTAATTAGAAATTCATCATCACCTTGTGATTCTTGTACATTAGGTTTACTAGTTACAAAAGCATTACTTATACTTGTAGTAAATGTTTTCAAACTGCCGCCGGTTTGACCGTCAAATACTAAATCTGCCGCACTAACATCTCCGGTAATTCTAAAAGTTGAAGAACTAGTTAATTTATCTGCTGACCCTGCTCTACCACTTACAGTACCACTTACATTTCCTGTTAAGTTTCCTACAAAAGTAGTAGCATACATATTTGCGTATTTTAAAGTTGAAGATCCTATATCTCTTAGGTTATTTTGTTCAGGAACAATATTTCTTGTTTGCACTGTTCCTAGTACATCTAAGTCTTGTCCAATGTTTAGATTTTTGCTTACACCTAAACCGCCTGCTGTTGTAATTGCTCCTGTTCCAAAATTTGTGCTTTGAGTTGTATCTGTATTCTTAATAACTCCACTTGCTTTTATATTTCCTGTGACATCTAATGCTTCTTCAGGAGCAACATTATTGATTCCTATTTTTAAATTGCTGTCAACTCTTAATGCTGTTTTTAATATGCCGTCATTTTTAACTTTTACATCAATACTTGAACCTGCAATATTATGTTGAATTATTCCTGCATTTCCTTCAACACCTATGTTTAATTCACTGTTTATTCCGTAATTTATTCCACTATTGTTTTGCACATTAATAGGAAATGATGTTGTACTTGCAACGTCACCTCTTAAAAAATTTCCTGCCGCAACAGTTGTATTTTGTACTATAAGACTTTCAGCTTTTTCTGCTGTACCGATATACTTAGGTACACCGTCTCCTGTTAAGTTAAATGTAGAAAGATTCAAACCAGGTACAATAGTTGAAAAACCTTGTATTGTAACCTTTGGCGTAAAACTATCATTTGCTATAATAGCAACTGGCTGTGCCGCAACTTCTATTTTTAAAATATTATATGTTAAATCATCTGTACCTACTACAGTGCTAGGTGTTGCACCAGTTACTAATCCATCACTAAAGTTTGGTCCAACCAATACCCAACCACTTCCCGTATACAAATATAGTTGTTGGTTATCTGTATCTACCCATAAGTCGCCAAGTAAACTTTGTCCAGCTTGAGGTTCAGTAGTAGCTTTTTTTAATCCTCCTGATGGTACCCAATTGGTTCCGTCAAACACTTTCAGCTGTTCAACGCCAGGAGTGCTATCGTACCAAAGCTGTCCTTCAACAGGTGTAGATGGTTGTGTAGGACTTGCGAAGTTTTCTAATAAATGTAAAAAGTTTTCTGCAATAGCTGTACCATATGCAGTGGTATTTCTACCAGGTAACTTTAAAGACGTGCTTTGATTTATTGACCCGTCTTCAATAGTTATTGTACCTTTATTTGCTTGGTCTGTATATGGAATAGTGTATGACATCTATTATTCCTCAGCTAGTCCAGAAAGACTTTGTACTCTAACTGTGTAATCTATTTGTATTAATCTATTCAAACTTTTCTGTACAGGATGAAATATGACATGTGTAATTAAATTTCCAGCTCCGTCTGGATTCCAACTTTTTAATCCTAATTCATCAAATACATATAAACTAGAAGCATCAGTTGCAGTATCAAAAGCATCTTGTCCTGAAGGTTCACCGTAATCTAAAAGACAAGTAACAAGTACATCAGTATAATTTGTTCCGCTTACATGCCTAGTTTCAAGTTTATTTCTCACAGGATCAACATTATTAATACTTCTATCGTCTACTACTTTGGTATATGTTTGGTTATATAAACTTGCATTCGTTCCTGTGTTATTTGGCGTCAAATATGTAATAATACCAGTAGGGTCAACACTTGTACCACCGTTTCCGAAACTCATTTCGTAAATCCAGCCTTTGCCTGCATTTGATAAACTTTCTGCTAAAGCTATACTCATATTCTCATAATGAATAGCATTACGTTTATCAACGAAGACTTTTTGACTTTCTGGGTCGAAAATCTTAATATGTCCTTGAACTAGTATTCCACTTTTATCTTTTAATGTATCGGTCATTTGTCATCCTACTGTGTTATTTATCTTGGTAAGTCAACCTTGGTAGATCGCAAGAATCTAGCAATATCGGTATCGCTATTGCTTAGTGTCTTTCCTGTATCATTCCAAATCTTTCCTTGTCTCCTTATAACTATAATTTTCTGATTTTCTAATGGTAAATCAAGTAAAACCAACTCATTACCGTTTTGTAAACTAAACTCTGCTGGTAATGTTATATCACCTTCTGGTGAATCTTGTGCTATCAAATCAGTATTTGTGCCATATGTTGTCCTTAAATTAGTATCTAACTGGTAAGATTGTAAAGTATTTTTGCGTAAGCGTCTTCCTGCAACAAAAACTTCAAATTCATTAACACTTGTTGGAGTAAAATCTAATTCATATGTTTTTGTTGTACCATCTGCTGTAAATAAGGTTGTTAAAGTTTCATCTTTATATGGCAAACTCTTTGCCGCATTTTGATCATAAACTTCTGTACCTTCACTGTAAACATTTTTTACTCCAGTACCTAAAGTTCCTCTTCTTAAATTCTTGAGATATTGTCCGTCTTTTTTCAAGTATTCTATACGTTCTCCTTCAATAAAAATAACTCCAGGATTTTTACTGTCAGGCAACGGAGCAGGCAATGTTTCGCCATTTTCTACGTAAATCTCTCTGTCATACCAATTTAAATTTTGTAATAATCTAATATTTTTTGTACCGTCTAATACTTTATAATGGTTCCTGTTCAATATATCTTTGAACTGTCTCCAACCAAATTTGTTTCTTAGCAAATTATTAGCATAATGTATTGTTTCTACATTATCATTTTCATTCAAACCTTGCAAAAGTTTTACATTCATTTTGTCTGAAGTTACAACGTAATCAACAGACGGATTTAAAATTTTACCGTTTACAATTACCCAAACATATTGATCGTCAACAGCAGGATATCTCAAAGGCACTATACCTGCTCTAAGCTGTCTTAATTCGTACCAGGCTGGAGTACTTGCATCAGGTATTATTTCTGCATTCAGTTGTTCAATTCTTAAAATATCTTCTGGAAAAGTTACAATACCTAAGTCATCTAATCCTAAACTTGTTTGGCCTGTACCAACTATTGTTTGTACATATGCATCTGTATTAGATACAGGTAGTCCTGTACCAAAATTAGGATCATCAATTCTAACATTGTTTAAGAAAATTGCATACCTTTCTCCGGCAAGTAAAGGCTCAGGTAAATCAATTTGGTCTGTACTTCCATCTAATTGAAATGTTTGTGTACCTTCTTTAAACCCAGGCAGTAATTCAGTTCTTTCAACAATATCATAACTTTGTCTATCTAAACCTTGACTATCGTGATTACTAAATTGCCATACAGTAATTTTATCACCTATTTGATAATTTGTGTTAATATATAATTCTCCAGGCCTTTTCACAAAATTTCCATTAACATCAAAATAACCGTACCTATAATCACCTCCAGATAATGTGCTATCGTCCCAACCATTTACAAACACTCTTAACTTATCACCTGCAACACCTACATCATCAGCTAACAAAATTGCACTTCCGCTTTGTTGAGATAAAGGTATCGAAGGATCAAACGCTTCAGCTGAACTAAATGTCCATTGTGTAATAAAGTCTAATTCTTGATTGTTGAGATATACTCTGATTTGCTCGTTGTTTAGAGAAGCTAACGGTACTTGATAAAGTTTTAATCTATATTCTCGCGTAGCTGTAACATCGAATACTTCGTTGTAACCTGCATTTAAAATTTTATCATTTAGCCTTACAATAGTATACCATTCCGCTGGCGTTTGTGTAAAAGGTGTCTGAGTCAATGTGTAATATGATGTTGAACCATCTGCTTCAAATTCGTCTATAGTTACTGCACTGTAATTTTGAACTTCACCTTGGAATACAGCATAGCGTATTATGCTGTCTTGCTTTGGTGGTGTTGCAAATTTTATCATAATATTATTAGGTGCAACATCAGCTTTTGTAGATTCAACTATATCATTAGGTACAAGTTTTCCGTCTACAGAAATAATTGTAGATACATTTTCATTCCATCTTATATTAGTCAGATAGTTTACTGTTGACCCATCTGCTGTAAATTCATCTATATCTAAAATATTGGCTCCACTATATTCTAAAGTAGACAAGTTTATTTTTGCACCAATGCCAGGAGCAGATACAAAAGTTAAAGTACTTGTGGCATAATCAATAGTATAATCTGTTGTTAATGTTTTTATTTGTCCGTCTACTTTAACAAATAGTGATTTATCTGATATAGGTTGTGTGCCTATATCATAAATTGTAGTAGATCCGTTTCCAATGTAATTTCTACTTACAATATTACTTGCTCCAGTAGTTGGTCTTTCATATACTGTAATATCAACACTATCTTGCACTTGTCCAGGAATAAGTTCTTCAGGTCCTTTTGAAGTGGTAGGTGTTACAAATCCGTCACCATCTACATTTATTTCTTCGCTGTTTAATCCTTGTGCAGAAGTGTATGCTAAATCTCCACCAGTTAATAAAGTATCATAATTTATATCGGTTGGTAAGAAACTGCCATCGCTAGTTGTTTTTCTAACAATAATGATATCATCGGCTTGTGTTATGATTCCTAATTCTTGTAATTCTACAGTTGTCGTTGTGCCATCACCAATTATACTACGCATGATTGCATTAGGATTTGTAAACTGTGTAGAATCATCTGTCCAATCAGGGTCGTCTAATCTTACTCCATTTTTGTAAACATTATATACAGCACCATTTTCCAATGCTTTAGATAATTGTAAAGTAATTGTACTACCGTCTAACTTAATAACTTCATCTTCAAAACTAGTATCATAAGTATCATATGCACCTGTGTAATATGGAGCAGTATCCCATCCACTTGGTCCGCCAAAATCAAAACTTTTAACTTCTACGCCTCCATAATCAATACCATCCATTAATTGTCCAAGATCTTTTGAATATTGTCCAGTTACAGGATTGTATGCTAGATTGATACGATCTTGTGCTTGTAGTAAATCTATATCTTTCAAATATGTTACAACAACCGCTGTTGATACAGCAGGTGGTTCTGTAAGAGTTATTCTGCCAAAATATCTATCATAGCCTTTTGTATTATCTTTAAAGTTAGAATATGAAAACTGACTTCTTAGTAATTCTTGGCCGCTTACTGTTACAGACACATTTGTTGTTTTCATATCCATTGGCCAGTCTAAATCAAAATTATATTTTGATCCTGTACCTACAAAGTTTTTACTATCAGATAAGTTTGTAATTAGGTAAAGTCCAGTTGTACGATCAAACTTAACTTTTGTGTAAATATTTCTAGGTAATGATTGACCTATAATCACACTTAATTTTGCAGGAGTGCCTCCTTGTGCTACAGATCCATCAATAGTAATAGTTGGTGCTTCTAAGTATCCACTTCCGCTGTTAGTAACTTCAACTGCTGTAATTTTCCCCCCAGTACCTACTTTTGTAATAGCTGTAGCACCTGATCCGCCACCTCCAGATAATGTTATCTTAGGAGGTCCTTGATATCCAGAGCCTGAATCAGCTATCTGAATTTCTTTAACGATGAAGCCCACATTGTCTAACCAGCTTTTCTCCGGATATGCAATAATACTTCCTGTACCTGTAAGTTTTGCGTTTTGTATTTTTACAGGTAAAGGTTCTATATTCTGTGTATCTTCGTTGTAAGAAGGAGGTAAATCAAAGTCACTTATCCTACTTTGACTGTTATCTACTTTTTCATAGCTACTTACATATTCTCTTAATTTTGTTTTAAATGGTTTTACTTCGTCAATGTAGCTTTGATAGCTAGGTAAATTATCATTATTAAAAGTAATATCTTCTCTAAGTTCACCTACATTGTGCTTTGCTTTTATAAAGCTAGTTTTGAATACCCAATCAACATAACTCTGTTCAGATAGTACATATCTTATACTTGCAAAAAACAATTTGTTGTATTCTATCGCTAAATCATTTACAAAAATATCATTTTTTATTGCATTTAAAACAATTCTAGTTTCTGAAGTAGGAAGGCTGTCAAAAAACTTAGTATCAAAAGAAATAATATCAAATCCATCTGCAGATCCATCTGTATCATATAAAGTTGATTTAAATTTTATAGTTCCGTTTTGTCTACCTATTGTTTTATAGTTTACTGTATAATCTACACCTGTCTGGTCATCTATCTTTTCCAGCAACAACCAGCCTCCAGTACCTACATTACTAATTTTGACTACTTCTCCTATTCCATCGTCTAACCCATCTAATTGATAGCTAAAATCAATCAAATGATTTATTTCTGTAAAACTGCTGTAACCTGTATCATACCAATCAATGTATTCCCAGTATAAGTTTGTATTATATGCCTGACTTCTAATTCTTGACCATGAATTAGTGCCTGTCAGTCTTTCATAAATTGACCATTTACCTTGAATAGTTTCATCATTGTTTACCAACACACTAAATTTTCTAATTTCAATAGTAGTGTTATCTTTATAATTTTGTCCGCCATTCACAATGTTTACATTTGTAATAACGCCAAGATTATTAATAGCAAACTCTAATTCCAACCCTGTGCCAGTACCTGATACTGTATATGTAGGAGCTACTAAATATCCTCTACCAGGATCTAATAAAATTGCATCAACAACAACTCCGTCTACAATAGAAAGTTGAATTTTTGCTTGTCTAAAGTTTGCAATTCCTAAAAGATCTAGTTCTGCTTTAGTATCAACAGTTGTGTCATATACTCTTGTTACAGATGATGGAGCTGGTTCTTGCTGTGTAATGTTTGTTAAATTTTTACTATCAACAATTAACTGTTGTTTCAATACATTGTTTACTCTTTCAATGTACTGTTTTAGAGCTTCGGCTCTATTTTTGAACCAACTTTGTCTTGGTTTATTTTGAATTCCATATTTTTCTTTTTCACCTAATGTAGGATCTGGCACTAACTTCCCATATGCATCATAGCCTACTAAACTGTCTATCCATTTATTTTCTATATCTCTGTTAGGTTTACTTGTTGCTAATCCATCAGTGATAATCTGATACTGATTATGTATATTTTGATTTTGGTTATCTATAGTCCAGTATTGGATACTAATTGCAATATCTTTATTTTCAAGTAAACTTCTACAATTATAAATTGCAAAACTATTATCAGAAAATAATCCTACAAATTGATATCCTTTACCAGCTGGGTCTGAAATAGCATCAGCTACATCAGAAGCTTTTAATGACCTACCTTCTACATTTGGAATAATTTTTTTATTCTTTACCCAAAAATAATATTTGTTAGTAAACCTTTGAGATATTTCGTCAAAATCTTTTTTCTGTACATAAGCATTATCGCCATGTTTACTAGTTCCTGAAATACCCTCTGCAATTCCTTCATCAGTATCAGTAAGACTATCCCATTGACTAGGTGTGTATTCAGATTCTACCCATTCATAAATATCTATACTGTTTGTATCAAATACTTTATTCCAATTATTTGTAGAGAATGTAACATCATCTAAATATGGATAATAAAATTTAGCATTTGTCAAATCCCACCATAGCTCTCCTACTTGGTTTTTATCCCAAGAATTAGTTTGATTTACATTAAGTCCTGTAACAGTGCTTGTTGTATAAGTAGCTGGATCATAATATAATTTATAACTTAAATTTTCTTCAGCAACTCCGAATATTTTTCCTTGTATAGGATCAATATAATCCAAATATTTGACTAATTTATTTGTCTTTGTATTGTAAAGAATAATTCTTTTTATTTTATTAATATCTACTACAGGCTTGGCCAATCTCAGGTCTGTAAATAATTTTCCTGGTAATCTAAAATCTACAAGCGTTCCTGTATAATTTTGTTGACTTTTTACTGTGGGTAGACCAACATATATATGATTGCCTGATAATGCTAGATTCCGTCCAAAGTAATTTACATTACTAAACGGTGTTTCGTATCTTAAACTATCTCCATACAACAATCTATCATTTACATTCTGGTATACGTATACTGTTCCACCTTCTTCAGTTTCATACCTAAAGTTTGTAAATTTATTGTCAAATGTAGTAACAGATTTATCAAATGTAGTTTGATTAAAGTTATCTGCATTTTTAGAATTTACAGCTAAAGTTTCTCCATCAAATTCAATCCTAAATCCAAACATTTCTGCTGATTCATTTTGTGGACTTTGTAAAATTTGTATCTGTTCGAATCTTCCATTAATTTGTTTGTATACAAAAACTCTGCCTTGATCATTTTTAACTGTGTCATCAGTTGGAGCTGATATAACAACTAAAGTACCGTCTTTACTAATCCTAACACTTTTACCAAAATCCGATCCTACAGTAGGTGCTTCTATATCTTGGCTCCAACCAAAATAACCTCTGTTATTCCTATATATTGCAACTACATTCGGCTTTGTTTCGTACTTTACAGAAGTTATTAATACTTGTCCGTCTGCACTTACATCATAATCAGTGCCAAAATCATATAAACCATTCTGATCAATTACGCTATCTAATGAACTATCATTTACTACTTTTAATCCAGTATCATTTGGAATATATCCTACATAATCAATTAAATCATCAGTAGATGTCCAAAATTCTGGATTGAATGCACCAGGTAATAAATTAGTTGTTGCAGTGAACAACTTGCCACCTAGATATACAATATCATTTTCTACATAAGATAAAGATTCATCATATGCTCCTTTGAACTTTTTATTTTTAGCATATTCCCAAGCATAAATGTTATTATTCTCTGTACCATTTTTAATAAAATATATCCTACCAGGATTTGATGTAGTTTCATCATCTAAAGCAGAAATAAATCCTCTGTATAAATTATTTTGTAAACCTATCCTTACCTTGCTACCAAATCTATGATTATCTCGTCTGTCTGAAGATACAATTCCGCTATCAAATTGATAATTGCCGCCAAATCTTTGATATGTATATACAATACCTTCATTAGCAAATGAACTTGCTGTTCCGTTAGGTGTTGTGTTAATTACAAATACTTCTGACCAATCTGCGTTACTGCTTCCTGGAATATTAGCCAATCTCGGAATACCAGCAACTTGACCTTGTACATACAACCAATATTCTCCACCTATAATTTGATCATACTGATTACCAGGTGGCAAATCAGTTATGTTTGAAGGAACAAGTGTAGGAATGTTTGACCCTGTATCAAACACTAATAATTTTCCTATGTCTGCTGGACTATAACCTAGAGAAACTTGTTGTATTTGTCCTAATTTTCTATCAACATTGTAGATACCAGTTCTACCAAAAGCATCAGGATCAGGTCCAGAACCATATGCCAACATTTCTATTTCAGCATTGTCACCAAACAAATCACCTCTGCTCCAACTGCCTGATACATTTTTAACAAAAATTACTATCCTGTTTAAATTTCTTTGATAGTACGCTACTTCAGCTGTTGCACCAGTAGTGACATCACGTACAGTCTGGCCTACCACTGGTTCAAATAATTCTCCGTTTAAGAAAAATAAGTTTACGTATTCGATATACCCATCCCATTTGTCAACCAAAGTTTGTGTTTTGTTAACATTTTCATATGTAAGTCCGATATCACTAGGTTGCACTAAAACATTTGTGTTAGGAATAACAGTTGGTCGTCTAACGAGAGGTCCACTTTGTGATCCAACTATTAATTCTACTGTGTCCCATGTTCCTGTAATATTTGTAACTTGTATTGTAGTAGTATTTGTAGCATTTGCAAAAACAGTTGCAGTTGCATTTGAATTATTTTGTGTTAGAATCTCTCCTTGTACAACCGAAGTGGTGCTATCAACAACCAAAGTGTAAACAGTTTTCTTAAGGTTATTAAAGTAGACATCTACACTATCTCCTATTTGAATAGTGTCAGTTAATGCTTTAGGAGCTCTCATTACAAATCTTGGATCAAGCGTGGGTTGATCTGTCCCTCCAGGTCCTGGTGCTCCTCTGTGTGTTAATGTTCTGACCAAACTGTGTTGTGTGTTCAAACTGTCGATTGTGGCTGTTTCAATATCTAAAATATTATAATAATATCTTCCTGTATTTGTACTGTCTGTCACAACATCTTTAATAACCAAACCTCTACCTGAATCACTGTTCGTAGTGCCAACACTATAAGGTGATGTTTGAATGAATAGATATCCGCCTAATTCTGAAGCTGTGTTTGTAGTGTCATTAGGTCCGGCTATAGTATATTCACCAACGAAATCATTACCAGCTATAAACAAACTATTTGAAGCTGGAAAAACACCGTTCTGCTCATTACAGTAAATGGTGGTTGAACCGCCAACAGCAAAAGTATAAATTACCTTAGCTGTTGCACCTAATGTTGTAACAGTTTCACCTATGTTAGGAATATTAGTTGTTTGATCTATGTAAAAAATTAAATCTACTTTCTTTGATACAGTATGATCAGTTTCTAAAAATTCCTTTGTAATGTACGGTATAGTTCCGTCAAATGGATCTCTGTCAGACAAAGTAACCTGTTGCTGATTTGCATTTGTTCTTTTATTCCATTGTAACTTTACTTCATCTTCTAAATCTATTCCAAGATATGTTGCTCTAGGAGCTCTAACTAAAAAGTGATCTGCTGTGGTGTTAGTAAAAGGATAATTACCTGCAAGTAACAAAGGAACTTGTTCTGAATTTTCTTCGTCAAGATTGAGATTGTATAATATTTGATTGTAGTTGCCAAAACTGTTAAACAGAATATTTGGCTGACTTCCTTCTATATCTTTTACAGCTTGCCAATTGGAATTTTGATATTCTACAATATTACCTGTAATGTAATTTTGTGTCGCATCATAATTTCCTTGAAAATTTGTTTTTGCAAATGATGCGTTAGGTGCTCCTACCATTAACCATTTATTATCACTTGAAATATCAATACTTGAACCAAACCCTTGTCCGGGTCCTGCAATGTCAATAGGTGCATCCAAGACTTGTTGCAGTTGCCAATTTAAACTTTCTGATGCTCTTGTATACACAAAAACTTTTCCGTCTTCATTTTCAGGTGAACCAACTGCCATTATACCATTGCGTAGATCAACTGCTATTTCTGTTGCAAAAGCACCTCCACTTGTAGAATCTTCTATAGTTTGGGAGTTAGAAACTACTATTTGTTCTTCATACTTTCCTGTATTTTCTTGTACCGTCCATCTGCCCGTACCGTTGTCGTCTATCCAGATTTTAAAACCTCTATTAGCCGCCCTTTGAGCAATATCATTTGCTTCGTTAAGATCTTTAGCTCTAACAGATTTGAAGTACGTAAGTGTACCAGTAAGTCCTGTTAAATCTTCATCAACTTTTGTGTCTGTATCAAAAGTAATTTTATCTTGACTGACTTCTTTAACTTTGAAAAAGCCTTTTGTATTGATAGCTGTAAAAGTAGCTTCTTGGGTAGAATCTTCTGGATCAAAAGTAGTTTTTTTAATATCTATTAAACCTAATATATCACCTTTGTTGATATCACTAGGTGTTCCGTTTATTCTAATACTAAATCCCGTATCTTCTTTTAAAAGTTCCTGAATATTGTAAGGCATCTGTGTATACTGATACACGCTCCAGTCAAAATTTACATTTCCTACCCATACATAATTATTTTTATAAAGTTTATCTACATCAAGATCTATTAGTGATTCGTAAGAACCAATAATAAAATCTACGTCCTGCGGATTAACATATCCGCTATCTTTTGTGTATCCTTTAGTAATGTATTTTGTAGGAAATGGCCTATGATTATATCCTTGCGGTTTTAGATAAGTCTCGTATTCCGGTATTCTATAAATTAAATCTGTTTCTGTACCTGAAATTTGATTTGTTAATAAAATAGGCTGTGGAGTGAGATTAAATTGTTTTTCGTCTAATTTATATTCAACTTCGTCAAACCCTGTGCTGGCACCGTACTGTCCATCTTTAATTGCCCACTCTTCATAAAATTCTAAACTATCTTGATTTGCACTTGCTAATGCATCAAATAATTTTGTTAAAGCATTTTTTGAGCCTTTGTCCTGTATAAATCCTTGGTAAAATTTATATTGGCTTACATCATCATTAATAATATTTTCTAGATATTTTCTTTTTTGATAACCTATCAAATGTTGAGCTAGTTTTTGCTGTTCAGTATCAAAGTTATCACTATCTAAATCATAAAAATCTGCAAACTGGTTTATTTTATAATCAAAGTTTGCAAATAAACCTGCTTGAGGTTTATCTTGTAATCTTACCCATTGATCATCATTAAACGTTGCTGTGCCTGCAATTTTGTTTTTTGCTGAATAATAAAATTCTTTGTATTTTACGATACTTCCTATTGCATAGTCAGTCCAAGTTGTCCATTCTGTTACTTGTGCATCGTCATATATAAATCCAGGTATGTTTAAGCTACCATTCCATTCATCGGTTCTATATCCTAACACTTTGATACGTTCTTGTCTGTATCCAGGAGCAATGTCATAAATTACGTCTCCAAATACTGTTACATTATCAATTAATACTACATGTTCTTTAGATACTAACGGTAATTTTATTGCATATATGCCATCAGCAGTATTAATTGTTCTACAACTAAAATTATTATCTGAATCTTTTGCAAATTTTAAGTTTTCTTTATCTAGTTTTTTTCCGTCTGCTTTTAAAATGCTGTAGCCATAAAAAGTATTGTAGACATTATCTACAGTAGAATAATTGCTTGTAAAATTAATTTTATCTGCCGCTGGACTTAAAGTAATAATAGAACCAGACCCCCAATTTTGTGTGGTCCAGAACATGAACTCTTTTGCTGAAGTTAACCAGTTTGATACTTCATAACTGTCTGTTCTAAATTCACTAAATGTAAAACCTACTTCATTAAGATATTTTTCATAACCTAGTAAAAAGTCAACAACATCTTGGATTGTAGGTAAAAGACTTCCGTAGTTAAGCTGTGTTAATCTATTTTCAAAATTCTGTCTTACAAACGCATCTCTACCGCCTATTAACGGTAATGAAGGTAATTTTGAAAAGTTTTCTTCTTCGAAAGATGCTCCGCTAGTATGTGTTTTTGTAGCTCTATAAAAGCTATTACTATTTTTAACAATAGTGCCTACAACGTAAACTTTTCCGCTACTCCAATCAACGTAAGCTTCACTTACTCCACCTACATTAATTAAAGGATCATTAGATCTTTCAGATGTAGGATAATAATTAAATTTAGGATTTTGGTTGTCATATCCTTTTATATAATATCCTTCAGGTCTTTTTTCTACAATTACTCCGCTATAAGAAACTTCTTGTTGCGGGAAACTAGAATTTAAAAATATTTTATAATTTTCTTCTGGAACAAATACATTACCTTCATTTAAAGGAGTTCTACTATCTAACAACAATTTAAATTTATTTTTATCTGTAAAACCACCAATTTTAAAACCTATTTGATTTGTAATGTTTTTTACATGATCTTTATAAATTGCAATCTGTTCATTGTTAATTGACGTTTGGTAATCAAATATGTAATTTATAAGTCCACTTGTAAAAGTTTGAGCAGTGTCTGACAATACTGTAGGAAATACAAGTTGAGAAAGTTCTATCTGTTTTCCGGAAGTACTGTATATAATTTGGTTTGCACTATTGCGTTTCTGCCTAATTCTATCAAATGCTGTTGCAAAAGTCTTACAAGGTTTATTAGCTGTTAAAGCTCTTAACAATGAAAACGGATATTCACTGCTTCTTCTCCAAGCTGTTTCTACTGGAGCACCGTCACCAAATTTAAAACTATTTCTAGTAGTGCCAATATTGAAATTTTGGGATAGGCCGCAATCGTTAGGACTTAATAGATTACCATTTTCGTCTACTGGTATTGTGTTAAGTAAATTAGGTCTAACATATTTTTTATCAACCTTAAAGTTTGGTTGTCTTACTATACCTGCTGATAAATCCTGCCACAATGGTAAGTTATTCCTAGTATAAGGACCTGGTCCATATTGTGTTTCCCACCAAGTAGGTTTAACACTTATTCCTAACATTTCCCAAGGATGAGTGTGAGGACGATCTGTATCATATGCATACATAAATGCTTGACGCCACCAACCCGGTAATAATTCAGTATTTAAATAGGTTGTTTGTCCGTAGTTAAAAGTAAAACTGTTTTCTCTATCATAGTATGCCTGTTTAGTATATTCTTCATTAACTAATCTAAGCCAAGCTAAAAAGTCAGCTATCATTGCATTATCGATTTGTGTTTTTGATAATCCTGTCTTTCTATCTAAGCCAGGAGCAAAATCATTAATATCAAATAGACTCACATCATAACTTACTTTAAGATTATTGTATATTCTTTTTTCTAATTCTAATATTAAATTATCTCTATAATCTTTGTACGCAGTAATTTTACTTCCGTCATGTCCTTGAATAACTGGCACACCTTCGGTCCATTCCTCTATTGTTTCATCATCTTGTACACCATGATTTGCAACGCTGTTGGGCATAAAGAATGTTCTATTCAATCCTTTAAACGTGTGTGCATGAGCTTGGCCGGATCCGCCCAATTCAGTATCTCTTGTTTGAGCTTCAGTAATTGTTGTATAAAGAGGATAGAACCAACCTAACTTTCCGCTACCCATTTGATCAGGTCCTGCTACGCCGTATACTTTATAAGGACCTGTAGGAATATCAGGCGCCTTTGCTGTTTTTACAGTATCATCAATATAAAAGTCAGGTTCAAACTTAGGATATAAACCCAACTTAGTAGGTGTTGGAGGTACGTAACTACCATTTGTATTATCATATTCGTAAATTAATATTTTGTCGCCTATTTGTTTTGTAGCTGTTATAACAGCAAATCCTTCAGTATTAAATGTATAATCTTTTCCGTAAATTAATTGTAATCCGTTAAGATAAATTTGTACTGACTTATTGCTAGGCGTATTAATATCATATATTGCAGATAAAGGAAAAAACTTTTCATCAGTATCTTCAATTTCAAAGGTGTTTACAACATTTCCACCTGTAGCAACCATATCACTAAAATAAAATGGCATGTGACTAATTTTATCTTTATTAATCTCCTGCATAATTTTATCAAAATGTATTTTTACATCACCTTCGTATCCTAAATTTGTTGCTACTTCTACAAACAACCTTTTAAATTTACCGTATTCTTTCCTTGCAAATTCTAATGCTTTAATAACATTTGAAGATTCATCTAAAAAATGGAATAAAGGAAAATTAAGTGGTGCTGAATGTTTTAAATATTTCTTTCCTAATCTTGTTAAGTTTCCAATGTCACGCATATTACTTGTGCCAGGAAATTGTCCAACAAATTCATTTGCTTCTTCTACGATTGACGCAACATGATCGTTTACTTCCCCTAAAGTAAATTGATTAACATTTGAATTAATTGGATTTCTTTCTAAATTACTTGCAATCTCATAATATCCGTTTTTATTTTTTGGAAATGTTGATCTACATTTAATAACAATTATATCTCCATCTGTTAGATCATTGTTAAATTTTATGTAACTGTGATTATTAACATCTTTTTCAATAACAAAATCAGTTGTAATTTTTTTAATTTTATTGTTAACATACACACGAAGCCATGCTGTATCTATAAATGATTTGTCATCATACATGTCTATCTCATACCGTGCTGACCCGTCATGTACATATTGACGTATTACATTTTGTGTACTGTCTTTGTCTGCTTTTTGCCAACCATTAGTTAGTGTATAATTAGTTCTATCTTTGTATTTTCTTAAAAAACCTTTATCAGTTCCTTCAGATACTAATGTATTGTCTTTTGTATAAACAAAAGATCCTTGTAGCAGGTCAAAAGTAAATAATATGTCTCCGCTGTTTTCTATACTTCTGTACTCTAGCGGAAATCCTAATTCAGTATCATTGACTCCATTGCTTCTATTATATGAAAAAACTTTGTTTCCTATAAACTGCGAAGATTCATAAGTGGTTGAATCCAAATAGTTTACATCATTGTCATCATACATGTCAAATAACGGCTGTTGATTGACACTATTTTTATTTTGTGCTTGTTTCCAAGTTGTACCATCATAGTAGAAATATTTTCCTCTATTGACATTACCTGCTGTAACTAAAACTGTTTCATTTAATTGAGGTGTTGAATCAGTAGTTTCTACAAGTGAAATTTGAGTTCTGTTATTAACTGTTATAAATTTAACTGTATAAATTTTTCCTTTGACTAACAAGTCTGTATCAGCAGTAAATAAAACTCTCATACCGTTGGTTAAATTTACACCATCAATATTATAACCTAAAGATCCTTCAATAGTAGAAAATGCATCTATTGTAAAAGTATCAATTAAATCAATATTTGTTTTTGTCTTTGTTCCAAATTGAAATAATTTTAATCCTTTTTCAAATTCAATAATAGGCCTACTAGCTCTAGAATTTTGATCTATTGCAATACTTTGACCGTTTAATTCAGCTGATTTTTCTATTACGCTTTTATGAAACCACCTATTGTATCTACTCCAGAGATTTCCGTCTTGGCTACCTCTGTTAATAACAATATAATCTTTATTTTGGGGAAATCCTAGTGCTTCACTAAAAGGATAATAATCAAACTCTTGCTTATCAAATTCTACTTCTATATCTTCTGTAAACAATCCACTAACATTCAAATCTTCTTGACTGACAAGCTGTATTTCTTCTCCTACACCTTCTACGTACCATTCTCCAGTTGCATATTTTGTAGGAGTAACTTGTCCAGCAAAATTTAATTTCATACCATTGCTTAAAGCCCAGCCTGCACTTGTGGTATAATTTTTCTTACCTAATATTTCTGCTTCTACATTTATTTCAGTATTTTCTTCTATATCAAAAACTTTGATAAAACCAGATACATTAGGATCTGTTTTAGAAATATAATAAAGTTGATCCGGAGCAGTATCCGGCACAGTAAATTCAATTGTGCCTTTGTCAAGATATACATCATCTGTTTCGGCACCATCTTCATCATATTTTTTTACACCAGTATCGTAAATTAAACTTACATTTGATAATGAGTCTCCTACTTCTTGTCCAGGAGTAAAACTTCTTTGTGTTGCAAAAGCAAATGCATAACTAGGTGTATCAATGTCAAATCTATAAGTTTGCCCTCTATACAAAGTTATTGTAGGATTATTTGTTAATCCATCAGGCGTAAACAAATATGTTACATTATCAACATTATCAGAAAGTCTTACTGTATATTCACTTTGTACTTCTTTAGTTTGTCCTATGACTGTTGTTGTAGTAGGTCCGGTTGGTAGCCAATAATATTCTCTAAAGTTTACAAATTTATCCCAATCAATATGTGGGTTCCATGCGTATGTTTCTTGTGAATTTAATACACTATGGTCTTCAGTAGAACCACCAACTATTTTAGTTTTGTTTATAAAATCATTGTAATCAGCATAAAAATTTACGTTGCCTAAATTATCTTTGATTACACTGACAGGCTCTAATTGATAGTTTTCTCGCTCTGTTGTAAAATCGCCTACATAATTATCACTCTGATTAAATGCTTTGCTGACTTTTCTTCCGTAATAGGCGTTAATTTTTTCAGCAACGCCCGGCTGAAGCATTTGGTCAAGAGTTGCATTTAAGAATTTATTGTTAAATTCTGTTCTAAAATATTTAGGTAAGTGATTTGCTGAACGTCTTTTATAGTTCTTATCACCGCCTGGTAAAGCTGGTTCTTTTTGATTATTTTCAAAAGCCATTAGTAACCATAACCTCCGCCGCCGGATCCACTACCACCTGATCCACTACCACCTGATCCACTACCACCTGATCCACTACCACCTGATCCACTGCTACCTGAGCTACCAGAACTTGAAGTGCTTGTGCT